AAAAAGGAGCCCCCGAAAGGACTCCCTAAGGTAAAATCAGAATTCAGAAGGTGCAGTGTTGGTAGCATAAAGCTCAACAGCAGCAGCAGGATTCAGGTAGTCAGCACCCATGGCGAGACGACCCAGGATCACATCACCCTGATAGATAACAGAAACATCACCACTGGTGACTTGCACCTGAGGGGCGATAGCTTCCAGACAACCAGCAGCTTCACGCTGGAAGATCAGACCACAAGAAGTGGCACCGACTTCAGCAGCAGTACCGTAGTCGTTGTTGATGCCAGTAGAAGCACCAGAAGCATCTTCGATGGTTTCACCGATGAAGGAGCCAGTGTTGCCAGGATCAGCAACAGCACCACCATAGTTCACACCATACTTACCGAAGAAAGGAAGATGCATGGACTTGTAGATCTTGATACCAGCGATTTCCACGATACCTTGACCACCTTGCAGTGCGGTGCCTTGGACATCACGGTTCACAAGACCATTAGTACCAACAGCTTGAATCAGCTCATAGTACTGACGGGGGTTAAGAACAGCAACACGGCCATCCATCGACACACCCTTTTCATCCAAAGCAGCAGCAGCATCATAGAATGCAGCAACCAGCTTAGCAGAATCATAGGCATCAGCTTCAGAGCCAGCACCAGTACCGACTTGAATCTGAGTACCACCGGGCTCAACATAACCAGTAGCAGACACAGGAGATGCAGCACGTGCACCGCGAGTGATAGCACGGAAGATGTAACGGTCATACTTCTCAGCCAGAGCATAACCGATCTTACGAGAGATCTCAGAGCGGAGGTCATAATGAGACAGAACTTCATCCAGCTCATACACAAATGCGGAGCTGATCAGCAGATCATCAACAGTGATGGTCTTCTCAGCCACCGGAGGTGCATTGTTGGTGTCACCCAGGATGCTGTTTCCAGGAGTATGGAACTCACTCTTCGTACGACCAGTGTAGATGAATTGCATCGACTTGCCGTTCTTCAGAGTACGCTTCATGATCAGATCATGAGCGATGGTGTTGTGTTGGAAACCTTTGAACATCTCTCCACTGAAAAGCTTCAGGTAGAGAGCACGGGTATCACCCGCAAGATTAGATTGACCCAGCTGAGTAAGCTGTGCTGGGTTCACAGAAGATTGAAATGCCATTGTTTTTTTATAAGAGGTTTAAGCAAGTTCCTCTGGATCCAGAGTATTAAGTTTTTATTGTGGTCTATCCCACCGTCTAGACGGCTAGAGGTATCGGCGTACCGGCTCTAACCAATAAGTAAGGAGGGGAATCGAACCCCTCCCAATGTCACCAGATTACTTCTTGTATTCAACACCGCGATAGCGGAGCGTATCAACGCGATAACGCTCAGCACGCTTACGTTGATTATCAAGGAAACGAATAAGATTGATAGACATAGTTCGTACAAAATAAACCTAGCCCCCGTTCCATGACTAGGTAACATGCGACCCGAAGGTTGAACGTACGAATTAAATTATTTAAATTCTTGCCATTGCCCACACCAAAAGTCTTCAGGAACAATTCTCCAGTTCTTGAGTTCAGTTGTTTTTGTGGGTTCTGCGTTAGGATGTGGTGGACTGAATCTACACGACATCCATGTCTTTCCTCCCCTGTTGGGGTAAGATGACGCTCTGGCAAATTTACAATTAATACACTTTTGTTCTAGTAGTTCCATCAGCCAACCACTGGTGCTTTAAGTGCCACAGGAGTGGTCTCAGTAGAAGCCAGATCAAGTGGGAAGTTATGAGCATTGCGTTCATGCATCACTTCAAAACCAAGGTTTGCACGGTTAAGAATGTCAGCCCAAGTAGGGATAACACGGGATTCAGAATCAATAATAGATTGGTTAAAGTTGAATCCATTAAGGTTGAATGCCATGGTGCTTACACCAAGGGAGGTTGCCCAAATTCCAATAACAGGCCAAGCAGCAAGAAAAAAGTGAAGACTGCGGCTATTGTTGAAAGAAGCGTATTGGAAGATAAGCCTACCAAAATACCCATGGGCAGCAACAATGTTATAAGTCTCTTCTTCTTGACCAAACTTATAACCATAGTTTTGAGATTCATTCTCAGTTGTTTCACGGACTAGTGAAGAAGTCACCAGTGAGCCATGCATCGCGCTGAACAGGGCACCACCAAAGACACCAGCCACTCCCAACATATGGAATGGATGCATCAAGATGTTGTGCTCTGCTTGAAAGACGAGCATAAAGTTGAAGGTCCCACTGATTCCAAGTGGCATACCATCCGAGAAGGAACCCTGCCCAAATGGATAAACCAAGAACACTGCAGTTGCAGCTGCTACGGGTGCGGAATAAGCTACGAAGATCCATGGCCTCATCCCAAGTCGGTACGATAGTTCCCATTCGCGTCCCAAGTAAGAGAAGATACCAATGAGGAAGTGGAAGACAACGAGCTGATATGGCCCTCCGTTATAAAGCCATTCCTCCAATGTGTTGGCTTCCCACACAGGGTACAAATGTAGCCCGATTGCGTTGGAGCTAGGTACGACTGCTCCAGAGATAATGTTGTTTCCATAGAGTAGAGAGCCAGCTACCGGTTCACGGATACCATCGATATCCACCGGAGGTGCGGCAATGAAAGCAAGAATAAAACAGGTGGTTGCTGCCAAAAGGCAAGGGATCATAAGTGTTCCAAACCACCCAACATAAAGACGATTGTTTGTCGAAGTAACCCAGTCGCAAAACTGATCCCAGGTTGACTCTTGACGATTAAGTACAGAAGTTGACATCATTTAATGATTGTAATGGTAACAGGAGCAACACCAGCTCCGATCATACCAATGCGCTCAGCGGTCCCTTTACTAATATCAATATCACGACCGGGAATAAAAGGACCGCGATCATTAATCCTTACTACTTCACACCCTTTGTAGCAGACCTTGACTTTTGTACCAAATGGTAGCGTTTTATGTGCTGCAGTTGCAGCGTATTGATTAAACGTTTCACCGTTGGCAGTTGTACGACCATGGAAATATGGACCGTACCAAGAAGCAACCCAAAGAGTTGAAGCAATAAGAGAATTAATCATGTTTTAAAAATCAAAGAATAGTTAGGCGTGCTTATCCATAATGTGAATTAGCTTATCAGCATAGATAGGGTCAGTAGCATAGCCCTCTGCTTTAAGCAAACGAGCACACTCCTGACGTGATCCAGCACGATTAACGCCATAGTAACCACGATAGTCTTTATACCATCTAGTTACTAGATAATTGACACAATCGAATGGTGTGTCAAAATCTTTAAAGGAAGCTCGGATGGTCACAGGACCAGAACCATAGTCTTCCCAAGTTGTATGTACGGTGCCTTTACCTTTGATGCCAAAGAAGTTATTTTTACCAGAGATAAATTTACCGTAACCAGATTCAAGTGCCCATTGTGCAGCAACGCACTCAGGGAATTTAGCACCTGCTTTCTTAGCAGCATTGTAAATACCTTGCCAACTATTATCAACTAAGTCTTCATCAACATAAGGTTTACGTCGATAAAGTTCAGCAAACTTATCAAGCTGCTCTTCAGTTAGTTGTTTTTCCAGCCATGCCCATGCCTCACGTTGATGCGTTAGGTTTTTAAAATAGGTGGCTGCATCAACAAGTTTAATAGTCATTACTTTTTAGCAGTTTTAGCAGCTCGTTTGAATTTAGCTGCGGTAGGAGCACCTTTGCTTCCAGGTTTCCGCATCTTTTCTCCTGAGCCTTGTTTAATACGCATTCGTTTTGCGTGGATGTTAGCATAGAGACCTTTAGGCATTACTTTTTCTTGCCGCCTCCGTGTTTCTTACCGCAAGCCATTACCAAACTCCAGGGATAATTTGACCAGTTAGTGCATACGCTCCAAGCGCAGCAATCACACCTAGCATAGCCAGGCGACCGTTAAGCATCTCAGCTTTTTCGTTATGAGTCACAGTGTAATTGTCGTCAGTGTACATGGTGGGTTCTTTAGCAAAGAGGTTTTGTTGTCCGCGATCGTTGGTGGTAACGGTCATTAGAATTGTACGTCAGAGTTTTCAAGTTTTTGCATAACCTCTTGGCGGTATGCAGGGTCACGATCATAGCGTGGATCAGACATAGCAGCAACAAGTTCTTGCTGGCTACGATAGCCTTGTGCTTGATTAGCTACACCTTTACCAGTTAGGAGCTGACCGTCGGATCCAGTAGCATCACCATATTTAGAAGCCAAAGCTTGTACAGCAAAGTAGATAGAAGAAGCGTTACCAGATCCCATGACATTATCATACATCTGGATTTCTTCTTGGGAAAGGTTTTGTCCAGCCCAGTTGATCATAGACTTGTAAGCTTTTTCACCACCAACCATTTCAAACAATTGGTTAGCTTGCTCTTCAGTTAGCTGATCACCATCAGGATCTTCAGTTACTTCTTCTTCGTCTGGTTCTTGCTCTGCTGGCTCGCCTTCGTCTTCGGTGGTTTGTACTTCATCACGAGGTTCCCCTAGTTTTTGTTGTAGTTCAAGGTAAGCTTTTTCAAGTGATTGCTGGTCTTTAAATTTACCAGCGAGTAGCGGTTGCTCTCCACCCTCAAGAGACTCAGCAACTGCCAGGGAGTCTTGCTCATCAGCATTAAATTCAGGCTGATCAGCAGGTGTTTCATTCATTGTAAGTGTTTCGCTCATGCTATTGGTGGTTCAGGAATTTGAGAGGATTCTTGCTGCATCATTTGCATTGCAGCTTGTTCACGTTTTTGATCAACAGCTGCCATTTGTGGTGCTTGTTGTTGTGCCATCATTTCTTGCTGTTGTGCAAGTGCTTGTTGTTGTTCAGCTTGTTGTTCATCCATACTCTTCACAAGGTTGAGTACATCAATACCAGAAGAAGCTGCAAGACGTTTGATTACTTCATCAGTATTAACAAACTGACCAATAGCTTCTGGTCCAACAGTCTGAGCAATTACAGTAAGAAACTGTGCTAGGCTTTCACGATCTTGTCCACGACCAAGTGCATTGATACCCGCCACAATAGTTGGCTTTACAATGTCACCCTTAGGCAGTCGGGGGATTTCACCTGTCTTTTGTGCAACACTTAGTTTACGGTTGAGATAAGGAACAAGGAACTCAACAGTCAACAAAGAGAACAAGCCTCCAAGCTGTTGTTCTAGTTCCATCTGTGTCATCCTGACTTCTTCTGCAGTGGTGCGTTCAGAATCACGAACGTTCATGATAAGGAATGCTTCACTGAGACGTTGAGTAAGTGACCCAATCATCTGGTAAGCAGTCTGGAAGTCAGCTGTCTTCCCAACTTGCACCACACCAATGTAATCAGGTCTTCCCTGGATGATAGCACCGTTACCTGCCTTGGCAAGTGTTGCGGGCTTGGTGGTGGAGCTTGGGCTGACAGTAAACACTACCTTAGCAGCTGCTGCGCTGCCTTCAACGATGGCTTGTGACAGTGCTTCAAGTGATTTGAGGTCACCGATGAACTCTTCCACTCTACCACGTCCGTAGACTTCACCATCTACGTGGTTGAAGCGTAGCACCAGCCAGGGGTTGCTGTCAATAGGTGCTTTACCCATGGACTTGGGTAGGATTTTATCGTACACCTCTTGGTGCCAGATCCATCTGTTGTTATCCAAGGTGACGTGTGTATAAATATCACATTCATCATCTCGACCAGAGTGATCATCCATTACCCTGTTGGGTTCTTCTTCTTTGTAATCCGGGTAAAATTTTTTTAGTAATTTTTTCGAGATTGTTTCTTTTGTTACAATTTCAATAACATTACCGTTGCCATCTCTATCTACTACATAACGGTTAAGAGGATAAAGCTTAAGCCCATCCTTACCCATAAAGATAAGAGCATTACCAGCTACTACAAGATGCTTAAGTGCTTGATGAACGACAACACGATCAGTAGAAGCCGCGATGGATTCCATGATGGTACGTTCAATCTTAGCAAACGACAAGTCAAGTTCTGATCTAATCTCTGGACCTAGTTCTTGTGGAAGATTAATATCGTT